TGGCGGTAGCGGCAATGGATCTGTAGTTGGTGGTGCTGGCGGAGGCGGCGGAGGCGGTGCTGGTGCTGTTGGCGGAGATCAACCAGGCGGAGCAGGAACTACTGGTGGAAATGGTGGTGCTGGTCTTTCTTCAGCAATTACTGGTTCAACTATTTATTATGCTGGCGGTGGCGGCGGTGGTGGCAATACGCCTGGAGGTGGCGGAAACGGCGGAGGCGGCGCAGGAAATGGTACTTCTGGATCTGCTAATACTGGTGGTGGTGCTGGTGCTGGTGCTAATGGTGGTTCAGGTGTAGTTATTTTGTCTATTCCTACTGCAAGTTATAGTGGAACAACATCAGGAAGTCCTACAGTTACTACTAATGGAAGCTATACAGTTCTCAAATACACATCATCAGGAACATATACAGGATGACCACTTATCAATGGAAAATTAGTGAAATTAGCGCTGAAGAAGGGATTATTCTTCATGCTAAATATCATGTCACAGCCACAGATGAAGATGTCAGCGTAGAAACTGAAGGTAATTGGTGGTTTTCAGACAAGATCGTAAAAAAGCCATTTGACCAAGTTCAAGAGCAAGATATCGCTCAATGGATTGAAAAAGAGTCTATTCAAGATGGCGTAAGCACGATAAAATCAGGGTTAGATAAGCAAATTGCAAGCCTAAAAAACAGCAATAAATCTTATTTGCCTTGGAATCCACCTGTCTTTAAACCAACTATTTGAGTAAAAAATGGCAAAACCCATAGACATAATCAGTAGAGCTTTAAAAGACATAGGTGCTTTAGAAGCAGGGGAAACCCCAACTCCAGAAGCTGCTCAAGATGCTTTTGATATGCTTAATGACTTGTTAGATCAATGGTCTAACGAGGACATGATGGTATTTTATAAGTCTGAGATTGTATTTCCGATTGTTGCAGGACAAACACAATATACGATTGGGCCTGGCGGTAACATCAATGCAAGCATTACAGGATCAATTTCAGGCAATATTCTAACTGTAACTGGTATTAACTCAGGAGCTATAGTATTAGGGCAAACCCTAAGTGGTGCAGGCATAACACCTGGCACTACGATTACTGGCTTTTTAACAGGATCAGGAAACAATGTTAATGAAGCTGGAACTTATAAAGTCAATTTCCCACAGACTGTTGCCTCTACTACTATTACTTTATATTATCAGCGCCCATTATCAATCTATTCTTCATTTGTTCGCATTAACACCAATTCCAATGGCGTTCCTATCGTAAATGGTGGTTTGGACTATCCAGTATCCATTCTGAACGTAGAAGATTACGAAATGATTGGTTTAAAGACGTTAAATGGGCCTTGGCCTAAAGTGTTGTATTACCAACCATCCGAAGTATTAGGCAATATTTATGTATGGCCTAATCCAGCACAAGGTGAAATGCACATGTTTGCAGACACCGTATTTACTACATTTTTAACCTTAACTGACGATATTCCGTTACCACAAGGTTATAACATGGCAATGCGCTGGTGTTTGGCTGAACGCCTAATGCCTATGTATGGCAAAGCTTCACAGACTCAAATTTCAATGATTGCTGCTTATGCTGCACAAGCAAAAGCAACAATTAAACGCACTAATATGCGCCCTGTTCAATCTGCTCGTTTTGCTGATGCTATGTTGTCGAGTCGCCAGCGTGATGCGGGCTGGATTTTGTCGGGAGGGTTCTTCCGTTAAGCGTTGATACTTAGTGGTGTATAATTAACCTATGACATTTTATATATATCAACATCGAAAAGCTGATACCAACGAAATATTTTATGTTGGTAAAGGCAAAGGCACACGCTTAAATCATACAAAAGGTCGCAATGACTATTGGCATCGTGTTGTCAAAAAGCATGGTTTTGTTGCTGAATATATTGCGCAAAATTTAGATGAAGAATTAGCTTTTCTTGCTGAAATGGAATGTATTGATGCTTATCGTAGGCGTGGTATTCAATTAGTTAATGCTACAGATGGTGGCGAAGGCGCATCTGGTTATAAACATACAGAACAACACAAAGCCAATCTCAAAGGCAATAAAAATGGTGCAAGTTCTTGGGGAATGACTTTTAAAGGCAAAAAGCATACCGAAGAATCTCGCAAACAAATGTCTTATGCTCGTATTGGCAATAAAAATAAATCTGGCACTACATTATCAGAAGAATCAAAAGCTAAAATAAGCGCAGCAATGAAAGGCAAAATTGTTTTAAAAAGAAGATGTCTTTCTGCAGAACAAGTATTAGAAATTCGTCAGCGTGTTGGATATAGAAATATTGCTATGCTTGCAAAAGAATATGGTGTTGGTGAATCTACTGTTCGCAGAATTCGTGATGGCGAAGCTTATAAGGATGTAATCTAATGGATTTTGGCTTTGTTGGAGCGTCTTATGTAGCGCCATCTATCTATCAAGATAGTTCCGAGTGTATCAATTGGAGGCCTGAAGTTGATCCTACTAAGGGTCAAGGCGAACGTGGTGTTGTAGCGCTTTACCCTACGCCAGGTTTAACTTTGCAAGCGGTATTGCCTGCACAAGCATCTGTCAGAGGTTTAAGAACAATATCTGGTGGTAGCCAATTAATTGCAGTATGTGGGCCTTATGTTTATTCATTAAACTCTGCCCTAAAACCCTCTGTAATTGGTCAATTACAAACCAGCACAGGCCCAGTTAGCCTTACAGATAATGGTGTATATGTATACATTGTAGATGGTGCAAATCGTTATTCTTACAAAATTGGTACGCCTGCAACTGCAAACTTTCAAGGCTCAATTAGCGGTACAACCCTTAATATTACTCAGTTAAGCCAAGGCACAATAGCCGTAGGTCAGCAAGTATTTGGCGTAGGAGTAACACCAGAAACTGTTATTACAGGTGGTAGTGGCTTTAGTTGGACTGTAAACCTATCTCAAACTGTTTCAAGCACAGCAATGAATACAAGTGCTGCTGGGGCTATTTTTACAGGCTCTATTGCCTACACAGGATCTGGAAGCACATTAGTAACTACTTTAACTGTCAGCGCAGTAAGCTCTGGCACGTTATATGTAGGACAGACTATTCAAGGCGTAGGTGTTACTGCTAATAGCATTATTACTGCATTAGGCACAGGCACAGGCGGCACAGGTACTTATACGTTAAACCCTGTAGCTCAGACTGTTAGCTCAGAAACAATGTATGCGCTTAATTTTGCTACTTTGCCTACAACGGATGGCGCTTTTACAGGCGCAAATATTGTAGACATTGTTGATAACTATTTTATCTATAACGATCCTAATACCCAACAATGGGCAGCATCAGGTGTTTTATCCCCTATTACCCAGCCGTTGAGCTTTGCGGCTAAATTTACTGCCCCAGACAATCTCGTATCGTTAATCGCAGATCACGGTCAAGTTTATTTATTAGGTGAAAAGTCTAGTGAAGTATGGGCAGATCAAGGCACATTCCCTTTTGCTTTCCAGCGTATTCCTGGCTCATCAAGTCAGCATGGTATTGCAGCAGCACAATCAGTAGCTAGAGTAGCTAATTCATTTGCCTATGTATCTCGTAATATTCGAGGTCAAGGTCAAATTATGATTATGAATGGCTATATGCCTACTCGTATTTCTACCCATGCCGTAGAAAATACCCTAGTTAATCAAAAGATTGACGATGCTATTGCCTATACCTATCAGCTTGAAGGTCACGAAGTATTTGTAGTTACTTTCCCTACAATCGATATAACTTGGGCTTATGATGCAACTACTCAGTTATGGCATAAATGGCTATATGTTGATTCTAATAACGTCTACCATCGCCATCGCTCTAACTGCGCTGCTGTATTTAATAATGTCGTAATCGTAGGAGATTATCAGAACGGTAATCTATATGAGTTAGATCCTGAAAACTATACCGATAATGGTGATGAAATACGCAGATTGCGTAGAGCGCCCCATATTCTGACTGATTTACAACGTCAGTATTTTGACGAATTACAGATTCAATTTCAACCAGGCGTAGGAATAAGCGGCTTTTCAGTAGATCCTTATAACTATATTGGCACACCTTATACCATTGGTGCTGATGCTACTTTGACTATTGCCTATCCAATGATTGATGTTTTAGGCACATCAAACAATGCAAACCCAACATTAACCAATCCAAAAGCAATGCTTAGATGGTCAAATGATGGTGGTTCTACCTGGTCAAAAGAATATTGGCAAAACCTTGGTCAACAAGGCAAGTATAAAAATCGTGCTATTTGGCGCAGATTAGGCACAGCTAGAGATCGTATCTACGAAGTTGTGGTTACAGATCCAGTTAAATGCGTAATCGTGTCTGCTAACTTAAAAGGTAGCGAGGGTGAAAACTAATGGCTAACGTAATCTTTGGTGCTGGCGAAGGCAATCCGTATCCACAGACTGAGTTCTTAGATGAGGCTACTAAACGCCCAAGTCGCTCATGGCAGCAATATTTGCTTAATTTATTAAATTACACATCATCCACATCCGCAACAGCAGGGTCTGGAACGCTTCCAGCTAATCCTGTTGGCTTTATTAACGTAACAGTTAATGGTCAACCCTTTAAAGTGCCTTATTACAATGTCTAGTATTACTGAACTTGCTAAAAAAACGCTCGGCACATTTGAGGTCGATTTAGGCACAGTCCATCATTTTTCTGATGGTTTATACGCTAAAGAAATGCGTATACCTAAAGGCTATACAGCTATGTCACACCAGCACCATTACAGCCATTTAAGCCTATTGGCTAAAGGTTCTGTGCTTGTGACTACAGATAATGATTCTAATAAATATGTTTCCCCTGCTTGTATTGAGATTAAAGCTGGCGTAAATCATGCAATTTTAGCGTTAGAGGACTGCGTTTGGTACTGTATTCATGCTACAAATGAAACAAATGCAGATAAAATAGATAAAATATTGATTAAAGAGGTATAAAATGCCAATCGGTTCAGTTTTCGGTGCAATTGCAGCGCCCATTGTAGGTAACATAGTTGGCCAAGCCATAGGCGGCACGACTGCTGCACAAGGCCAACAGCAAGGCGCAGGGCAACAAGTTGCTGGATTGCAAAATGCTGCAACTGCGTTAAATACTGGATTTACTAATGCTGGGCCATACTTAACCAATGCTTACAATACTGCTAGCGGCTCATATTCACCTTATACAGCTACAGGCTCTGCTGCTTCTACTGCTTTAGGCGATTTAATAAGCAATGGTTATGCAACACATCAATTTACTACTCAAGATTTGCTTAATGGGCTTGCTCCTAATTATGATTTTTTAAAAAATCAATTAACAGGAACAACCAACGCAGCATCAAATAGTTTGGGCGGAATGTTAAACGGAAATGCTTTACAAGGTTTGCAGTCAAATGTTAGCAATTATGCTACTAGCGCTTATCAAAACGCATTTAATAATTATCAAACTCAAAGAAATAATATTTTTGGTAATTTACAACCTATAGCAAACATGGGAGTAGGAGCTACCAATAATTTAGCTGGTATTACTACTGGCTATGGTGGCTCAATGGCTAACTTAAATACTTCTTTAGCTGGAGCATTAGCTGGAAATTATGGACAGCAAGGCTATGCACAAGGTTCAGGCACAGCAGGTGCAGCAAATACTATGGGTGGCACTTATGCAAGCATAGGGACTCCTTTAGGTCAACTAGCTGGTAATTACTTTAATCAACCTAATGCTGCGCAGCAACAATTAAGTGCTGGTGGTTATGGTTCAAATGCTTTAAACAATATTCCTGCTTCTGCAATTCAAGGTAGCAGTAATTTTATTGGCCCAGTAGCCTAAAGGAATAAATTATGGCTTTTGACGTTCAAGGGTTTCAAACACCTAATTATCAAGTAAATCCTGTTGCTGGCAATAAATATGCTCCGCAAGATGGCATGACACAGCTTAGTAATTTGCTTGACTATCAAGAAAAACAAGCATTATTACAGCCTAAAATTGAAGCTGGTAAAGCTGAAAGTAAAAAGAAAGTTTTAGAATCTGAAAAAGCAGGTGTTGATTTAAACCAACATTATGCAAATATTGCTCGTGGAACTTATGGTGGGCTATTGACTGATCCTGACTTTATTAATGGAAACAAAGAGGCTATTAAAAAGAAATTAGATCAAACTAAAGAATATTTGCATAGCATTGGTGTACCAGAAATTAATGGTGGTAAAGCTCATAATGACATTATTAGTCTTGTAGACAAAGATCCTAATCAGGCTATACAAATGATTAGAAATGGTGTGCAACAAGCTGGTACAAATGCAGAACAGTTTGCACAAGCTAATCGTGCTCCAACTGCAGTTTCTACTGGTCAAGGTACACAATTTGTTCCTACATCACAATATCAAGGCGCACCTCAAAATCAATTTGTTCAAGGTCAAGTTGCTATTGGCACAGAATTGGTTGCTCAACCTGGAGATAATTCAGGTTTAGAACCTGGCACTAAATATTTACTTGGGCCACAAGGTCAAGTGCAGCCTACACAACAAAACATAGCTCCACAAGGCAATCAAGGAGTTACAACACAACAAATGACACAACCAAAAGCCGCTCCTTTGGTTTCTGGTTTAGGAGCGTCAACAACTGCAAATTTATTGGCAGGTACAGAATTAATTAACAAAACAAGAGCTG